CCATATTATTAGGATAAGGTTTCGCAGGGATATTAGCTTCAAAAACAGAATACAGTATAAATTTACCAATGAGGGTATATCTGTAACTCGGGTTTTTAATATCAAGAGAGTAATAAACGTAGACAATCGCGATAGGTATATTGAGATAATGTGCGTTGAGGGGGTGGCGACATGAGTTCTGTTAGGACAAAAGTTGTCAGAAAGGATAAAACTTCCGCTGCTCTTAAGCAATATCAAGACCAAATTTCCAAGATTGTCGCTGTGGGTGGGCAAATGGTTCGGAATGAGGCTGTGAAGTCCATCCAGCAAAGCTCTGGAAGTGGAAGGTCTTATGTGAGGGGCGGCATTACGCACGTTGCTTCATCACCGGGAGAGCCCCCAAACACCGATACAGGCTATTTGGCTAGTAATGTCTTTCTTGTAATCGACCAAGATAAAATGGGTTGTTCTGTAGAAAGCAGGGCAAATTATTCCGAAGCGTTAGAGTTTGGAACAAAAACCATGGGGGCGAGACCGTTTCTTCAACCAGCGTTAGAGGGAAACAAGAAAAAGATTAATGCGTTGTTTGACAGATTGAAGGCTAATTTATAATGGCATTACATTCATGGGAACTTCAGAAGTCTATTTTCACTGCATTAAGTGGGAATACAACTGGAATGAGCGGGGCAAATGTCCCTGTTTATGATGACGTTCCAGAAGGCACAGATTATCCATATATTGTTATTGGGGAAGAAACTGCCTCAAACAATGGAACTAAAACTCTTGATGGAATTGAGCATACACTTACTATCCATGCTTGGTCCCAATACAGGGGGAGACGCGAGATCAAGGAGATCATGCAAAGCGTCTATGAAAAGCTCCATAATACTGATATAAGTATTTCAGGTGCATCGCTGGTTAATATTAGACAAGAGTTCAATACTACACTAGCGGAAACTGATGGTATAACGCGGCACGGAGTAATGAGGTTCCGGGCTGTCGTGTTTGATAACTAAGGAGTAAGATCATGGCGGCTCAAAAAGGTTCAGCCCTATTATTAAAAATCGGCGCAGATGCTACTGCCGCCGCGAGTGCAGATACATATACAACAGTTGGAGGGTTGCGCTCAACTGGCATCACATTGAATGACGAAGCGGTAGATGTAACAACTAAGGATAGCTCTGGTATTCGTGAACTACTGGCAAATGGCGGTGTTCAAACCTGTTCAATTTCCGGTTCTGGCGTATTTACTGACGCAGCTTCAGAAACAACTTTGAAAAACGCTTTCGGTGGCGCGAACTTCTCAAACTTTGAGATTATCATTCCCGACTTTGGCACATACCAAGGTAAGTTTATGGTAGCCTCACTTGAGTACTCAGGTGAATATAACGGCGAAGCAACTTATTCTGTATCTCTTGAGAATAGCGGCGCGTTTACCTTCACTTCAGCTTAATAGGAGCAATATAATGGCTTGGATAAATGCAACTGTCGATTTTAATGGGGTTACATATTTAAGCCATCGTAGAGGAATTATATTTGTAGTTCCTCATTGTTCTGGCCTTGAGGTTGGAGACATCTTCAAGGCCGACAGCTCTCAATTTGAGGTGCTGACTGCCGTTGATTTGCATGATCGCGGCGAAACTCTTGTAATGGATACAAAGGAAATAAAAGATGACAAACCCAAAGCGCGGCGAAATGCAGTTGGAGATCGGGGAACAGAAGTTCCAAGTGAAGATCACAATGGACACGTTGATGAGGATTGAAGCCTCAATTGGCAAGGGTATTCTTAAAGTAGCACAAGGTCTATCGGAGGGTGAAATGTCTGCAACTGAAATGGTTGCTATTCTTACCCCCATACTAAGATCAAGCGGCAAAGATTTAAAAGATAAAGACGTGGCAAATATTGTTTGGGATGCTGGATTTGCTGAAGGCTTAAAGGCCGTAGCTGAAGTTATCGCATTTGTCATCGGCGGCGCTGGTGGAAATGAGGGAAACGAAGTGGGGATGGAGAGCGCATAGATGAACTTCCGTGGAATTCTTGGATGCAACTGGCTTTTGGAAAAATGCAAATAAGACCAGATGATTTTTGGTCAATGTCTTTTGAAGAGTTTATGAGCGCAATTCAAGGTTTCTCAGAGTTTCATTCTAATGGGTCTTCGTCCCCAATGGACAAAGATGAATTAAATGACTTAATGGAAAGGTATCCTGACTAATGGCGACCACAGTAGATACCCTCTTAGTCCGCATAGAAGCGGATATGTCTGATTTGAAGCGTGATCTTAAAAAGATCGGCAATCAAACTGAAACAACAACCAATAAAATGTCATCTTCTTTTCGTAAGGTTGGTGGAGCTTTAGCGGCGCTTGGAGGTGCGGCGGCTTTAGGTGGGCTAATAAAGGGGTTCATTCAAACTGGTGCAGAAGTAGAAAATCTTGGTGTAAGGTTTAATACCCTATTTGGATCAGTAGAAGAGGGCTCAAAGGCATTTCAGGTAATGTCTGCATATGCTTCACAAGTTCCATTTTCCCTTCAAGATATTCAGAGGGGTGCGGCTCCGCTTGCTACGGTTGCTAAAAACGCTGACCAGCTTGGACAAGCGATGCTTCTTACTGGTAATATCGCCGCTGCATCTGGTCTTTCTTTTGACGAAGCCGCTGGAAACATTCAAAGGGCGTTGACCGCTGGTATTAATTCCGCTGACCAATTTAGAGAGCGCGGCGTTTCTGCTATGGCTGGCTTCCAAGCTGGAACATCATACAGCGTAGATGAAACCCTTAAAAAGCTAAATGAAGCCTTTGGAGCGGGTGGAAAGTATGACGGAATTACCAATGATCTAGCCAATACAACTGATGGCGCTCTGTCCATGCTTGGTGATAGCTGGTTTAACTTTCAAAGAACTGTAGCTGAAAGTGGTCTTAATGAAAGTTTCCGTGATTTAGTTAATTCCCTAAAACCGCTTCTTGACGCACTTACACCACTTGCAGTCCTTATAGGGAAAACCTTGTCAGGTGGATTTTACTTCTTGGCATCTGTTGTGCGAGTTGTAACTTCTCAAATAGATAAATTAGCTGTAGCTACTGCGGCATATATTGCATTGAAATTAGGGACAACAATTTTTCATACAGTTTCTCAATTGCAAAAATTAGCAAGGGTAACATTAATTAACAGAAATGTTCTTAAATCTCTCAGTGCGATAATTCGCAAAAATCCATTTATAATTGTAGCGCTCGGTGCTGCGTATGCCGTAGACAAGCTAGGTGGTTTTGAAGAGGCTTTATTAAATCTGGAGAAGAGATTTCCAAAAGTATTTGGTGGCATAAGCGATAGTGCTGAAAGTTTTTTTGAAGGTATGGGTGAGGGGATGTCTGAACTTGACGACATTCTTAAAACACCGCTGCAAATTGAAATAACAAAGGGTCTCGGTGGTGGAACTAAAGCTGCTACTGACGCTTTGAATTCACTTAAAGCGATAGTAGATGCTAATATTGAACCAGTTCATAAGATGCAGGAAGAATATGATTTACTAAGCAAAAATATGGATAAATTTTCTGGTCCTGCTAAAGAAAAGGCATTAGAGGCGTTAGAAACACTTGGCCAAAAAATAAATGAGCAAAATCCAATTATCTCTACTCTAAATACCGCAGTTCAAAGTATGTCATCTGGTTTCAGTGACTCAATGGCAGATATGCTTATGTCTGGAAAAATGAACCTTGATAGCTTGAAGGATGTATTTAGAAGTTTTGTAAAAGTTATGATCGCTAAGGCAATTGAGCTTTTCTTTGTGAATAAAATCCTCAACGCAATATTTGGCGGTTTTGGTGGGGTGCCATTACCTACGGCTAGTTTTCCCGGTCTTGCTGGTGGCGGAAGCGTCAGCCCCAATCAACCCTACATGGTAGGTGAGCGCGGTCCAGAGCTTTTTGTTCCGTCTTCTGCGGGGACGGTAATGAATAATAGCAATTCAAAGGGTTTCGGCGGGGGTTCAACAACAGTGGTAAATCAAACAATCAACGTAAGCGCGGGTGTTTCCCAAACGGTACGGGCTGAAATGATATCCTTACTTCCATCATTTAAACAAGAAACAATGTCTGGGGTTGCTGACGCTAAACGGCGCGGTGGCTCTTACGGCAGAGCATTTGGGTGATTTATGACACTGATAACTATGCCAACAAGCCCCGCCTTTACCAAATCTGATTGGGGAATAAGTCGAACCGTAGCTGTGTCTGAGAGCCCATTTACGGGCGCGTCACAGGTCCATTCGTATCCCAAGGCCCAATGGCAAGCTACTCTTACTTTACCCCCTATGAAGCGATCACAGGCTAGTCAGTGGCAAGCGTTCTTTATGCAATGTGAGGGTCGCGCGAATACATTTCTTCTAGGCGACCCTGATGGAAAAGAAATTATTTCGGATGCGGCCCCAACTTCTATAGCTGTAGCTTCTAGTGCGGCTATTGGAGCTACAACGGTTAATCTTACAATTGGGGCTGGCAAGCAAATAAATACTGGTAGCTATTTGCAATTCTTCACTGGGGCAAATTCAGTCTTGCATATGGTAGTGGATAATAACTCCGGTGATGGGTCAGTTACTATTCAGCCCCCGCTAAAAGTTGCGCTTACGACATCAACTCCTGTGGATTTTACAGAAGCGCAGGGTGTTTTTAGAATGGATAGCAATGATCTGCGCTGGTCAGCGGATCAAGTCAGTCGTTACGGCATAACATTTTCTTGTAGTGAGGTAATATGACCCGTAGTACTCCAGCATCATTATTGACTGCACTGAGTCAACCAGAGGTAAAGCCTTTTTATGCAGTCGAAATGAATTTTGACTCTGCTCCGGTGCGGTTTTGGACGGGATATGGCAGTCGCACCATAAACAGCCAAACATATACTGGTACTGGAAGCCTTCTTAGCATTAGTGGTCTTGAGGAAGTGAATGACCTTTCTGCAAAAAACATCACTTTGAAGCTATCAGGAATTCCACCGACTTTGGTTTCTTTGGCCCTACAGGAGCCTTATCAACGTAGGTCTTGCACCATTTACTTTGGAACTACGGATACAACAGTACCTATTGAGGTTTTCAGTGGCTTGATGGACGTAATGACCATTGAGGATGGGGGCGAGACTAGCAATATCTCTTTGACCGTTGAGAGTAAGCTAATTCGTTTAGAAAAAGCATCAAACTGGCGTTATACTGAAGGCAGTCATAAATCACGTTATTCAAGCGATACGTTCTTTTCATACCTTGCTGACCTACAAGACCGTGACATTGTTTGGGGCCGAGAGGTCAAGTCTGACTGATGGGGCCAAGAGAACGACTTAACGCCTTTATGAAGGCCACTAAGGACAAGCCGTTCATCTGGGGGGAACATGATTGTTTGACTTTCACAAACGATGCTTGGCGCACCATGTATGGGCATGGTTGGGCTGACGAGTGGATAGGTCAATACATCAAAAGCAATAGAGTTATAAATAGGTCAGAGCTACGCAAGGAATTGTATAGGATACATGGGGCCAATAGCTTTGATGAAGCTGTAGATACGCGCTGGAAGCGTGTTGATGGGGTTCCTCCCCTTGGCGCTTTGGTAACAACTAAGAAGGCTCGTAAGTGGATTACTGGCGTTGCTATGGGCATCTGCACTGGAACCAAGTGCGCTTTCTTAGATAAGGACGGTGTGATATACCTTCCATTAGATGATATTGATAAAGCGTGGATTAAATCATGAGATACCGTCTAGGCGACTTTACAGTCAAGAACTGGAACTCTTGGGATAGAGTGCCTCGTGACCCAATTACTGTTGGTAACTTTATTCTTGCCACTGTAGGTGCTTCTACAACATCATTAGTCGTACTTTATGCCGTTGGCGCAGTAGCTATAACCGCAGTTACATCTTGGGCAATATCAGCCTTAATGCCAAGGCCGGACTTTTCATCCTTTGGCTCCCAAGGAACCTTGGTAAATGCCCGTGATGCAACTGCGCCTGTTGATTTTGTTTATGGTCAAGTTCGCAAGGGCGGAACAGTAAGTTATTATGAGTCAACTGGTGATGAAAATACGTTTTTGCATCAAATCATAGTTCTAGCTGGTCATGAAGTTGAGGAAATCGGCAGTATCTACATTAACGATGAAACAGTAACCATTGATAGTAACGGATTTGTTACTGATACTGCTTGGGATAGCAAAATCCGTATATTGATGCACCTTGGGGACCAAACA